AACCAAGAGTGACAGCTAAAGGAACTCTAACTAAACCACAAAAGATATGGGTAGCATTAAATGAAGAATGTTATGAAGCTTGTAAATCTTTACTACCATTTTTAGTAACAAGTAAAAAAATAGATATAGCAAAACAAATAGTAGAACATTATGACAAAAAAAGTAAGAATTAATAAAGCAATATTTGGTAAGAAAGTTTTTAATTCAAGAGTAGAACTAGAATTTTATAGGAGGTATAAAACAATGAAGCTAGAGAAAGAGTTAGTAATGGATGTACATCAAGCAGTAGGAAGAGCAGAGGGATATATTCCATGTGATACAGCAGAGGAAGAGATAGACGCATGGCAATATCTAATTGATACTGGAGTTGCGTGGCAATTACAAGGTTGGTTTGGAAGACAAGCAGACTTTTTAATTAAAAATAAAATATGCACAGCAAAGGTTGTGAACTAAACTAAAACATGATATATAATTTTTATGATGATTATAAAAAAATTAATAGTACGATTAAGAATGTGGTATGCAGATATACGAGGGCATCATGGTAAGAGATGGAATTATGAACCTGGTGACTGGTACTTGGGCATGGCTTACAAAAAAAATAAAAAACAAAGAGAGGAAAATAAAAATGGAAAATAAACCTACAAAAAAATATATGGTAATGAGTAAATTTAATCATTCAGATAGATTTAATCTTGAGAAACAATTTGTAAACAGACATAGTGCAGATGCTTATGTTGGATTAATGATTGAAGATAATGAATATGATGGTATAGAATATTTTTTATTTGAACAATCACATGACTACCAACAAAAAGATGAAAACTGGAAAGACTTAGTTGAAGAGGAGGTTGTTCTTAATGGATGAAGCTAGATTAGAAATGATTGATAGAAATAAAGATAGAGCAATACAACAAAAAAGAATATCAACAATCATTCAAGTATCTGGTTTGCTTGGAATTGATGAATTATCTTATATTAAAAAACAAATTGAAGATATGATTGTAGATATAGAAAGAAAAAAAGATGGGAAATAATTATAAATCATTAGGTAAATATTTTCTTACACCTAAACAATTAAAATTATTTAATTACATAAAAGAATATAAAAAAGAAAATGAATATATGCCTACAGTTAGAGAGATGTGTGTTCATATGGATGCAAAATCAACAAGTAGTATTTCTCAAATGTTAGGTTATATGGAATGGAAAGGATATATTAAAAGGTATCCTGCCCATGCAAGAGCAATAACAATATTAAGAGAAGTAGCTTAATTAACAATACAACTTAAAGGTGAAAGGATTAAACAAATGTTCTTTAAACCATTGATATTATTAGATAAAAAATATTTTTATTTAATGTTCACTTGGCAAATGTTTATATGTATAATAGAAGAACTGTCACTAATTAAGACAGCAATTCACAAAACAATAAACATTTTAAAGGACATTTCTATGAGCAATAAATATTTTTTGAAAAAATCTTGGGTCAATGTAGATGTATGTATCGAAGATTATCACAACTCAGGCACTACATTAAAAGATTTAGAAAAAATAAATTGGAGTCCTTATTCAAATATAATCTCAAGAGAAGTTAAAAAGACTAGACATACTGTAGAGGAAATAGATGAAGAAACATATAAACAAAAAATCAAAAAATCCAATAGCTTATCTGCTAAAGAAAAGACAGTATCAATTAAAGATTATAAAGAATAAGAAACGAAAACTTATAGAAGAGATGTTTGATAAAATGAAATATGATATTGAATAGAGATACTCCTATAGGTATCAATGCAGGTCAGGGCGAAGGTTCAGCAATAACATCAGAGGTATTATTATATCGCTGTGTTATAGTTAGAGCAATCATGGATGGACTTGATGTTGATATTCACGCATGGGGAAATGCAAGAGATAATATAATCAAAGATGCTGATGATTGGTTTTCAATTAAAGACCATCACTTTTCTTTAGTTTGTGACTATGCAAACTTAGACCCTTCCTTTATAATTAAAAAATATAAACAACTCAAAGAAGCTAATGCAAAGAAATTATTTAGAGGTAAAAATTTAAATAAGTTTTTGACGCATTACATTTGTAGTTTTCATGAAGACCCAGTAACAAAAAATTATTATGGCTAAAAATACAAAGTTTGATTTAGATTTAGAGTATGGACAGATACGAGAAAAAAGAATAGAAAACTTATTAAAGGGTGGAAAGATAGAAATAAAAACAGAAAGAAGTTGGTGGAGAAAGACTGGTAATATAGCAATAGAATATGAATACAGAGATAAACCAAGTGGTATATTTAAAACAGAATCTAAATGGTGGTTTCATGTTCTTGAATTAGATAACAAAGAACATTGTATGTTAGTGTTTAGGGTATCAAGATTAAAAAAGATAGTAAACAAATATAAAAAAACTCATACAAAAAACATAGGTGATTACAGAGCAAGTAAGTGTGTTGTTCTTCCTATTAAAGAATTATTTAATGAAGACTGTTATAAATTATAATATGGATAACAAAGCAAAAGATTTACAAGAAGTAATTAGATTATATCAAGACCATTATACATGGCAACATATGACACAAAAAGAATTAGCTGATTATCTAGTGCCTTGTATTGCTTTAAATCAATATCATATATTTAGATATGATAATACTGGTGTTGCTTATGCCTTTACAAACTGGGCTTTTATGAGTAATGATGCTCAAAAAAGATTTAAAGAAACTGGTATTATAGAAAAGTTTGATTGGGATAGTGGTAAAAATCTATGGCATATTGATACTATTAATACACACAAAGGAAAAATAAACGATATATATAAATGGACAATTCAAAATTTTAAAAAATCATTTGATGATAGTAAAGAAATTAATTGGATAAGAACAACTAAGTCAGGTGATAAAATTAAAAGAGTAAACAAAATGAAAATAAAAGATGGGGTGCGAAAATTTAAATGAGTGAAAAAGATTTATTAAGAGAATATAAAACTACGATAACAGATTTAACTAAAGATAAGAAAGAGTTAAGTGATACTATTGTAGAAAAAGATTCTAGAATTAAAAAAATTTTGATTCAGCTAGAACAAGCTAATCAAGATGTGCAATCTGCAGGTAAAAAGATTGCAGAGCTTGAGAGAAAACTCAATAAAAAACAAACAATCAAAAGAGTAATAGATGAAAAGATAACAGAAGTCCTTGAAAACATTGAAGAAAATAAAGACTCTGAAAGTGTTGACAAGGAGGGTACTGATATGCTAAAAGACATTTATGAGAAATGATTTATTAATAATAAACAATAACAATAAAGGAAAAAACATATGGCGATAATTGAAGGCACAGCATACTGGGCTTCTCTGACAC